GGCGAGGCCACTGCGCTTCGGTGAAGACTGGACCTATGGTTCCCTGGGGGACACAGATCCGGCCTCTAGCTACAGAACGAAGCACGACTCCGGAAAGAACGGAAAAGTGGAGAGCCACCATGGCCTGAGGGGTTGCCCCGCTCGCCTCTGCGGCGCAAGTGTTCGCTCCCGTCAAAAACAGGAGGATTACCGAACATCATGAACGCAGGGGATGCCCGAGAACCATGTTGTAGTTCAAAGGGTCCACTTACCCGGCTCCGTCATCGTCGCGCGACGGACGTGACAACGAGGTCGAGTGGTGCCATGTGCCCAGGTACTGAAAGCACCCCGCGTTACCGTGGAAGTGCTGTCAGAACTGGAGGCCACCGAAACGCCACCAGACTCACCCAAGGGTAAGTTCGAGAAGCCCGTCAACCTCCTCGCAAAAAGGCTTGACACTATGGGAGCATGCGCTCGACACCAGGCGGACCCCCCCCGCTGGACGGGGGGAGGAAGCCCAGCCGTTCCTCGACCAAGAAAGTTCGGAACCGGACCACCGGGACCTAAGTCTCTGGAGGCCACGAAGAACCACACGGTCCCGGAAAAAGGAACGGAAACTGGTGTTACGGTCAAGCTTGGCATGAGACCGACCAAACTGCCAAAGGTCCAACAGAACCTCGACACGCTCGAAATCTGTGGCGTGGGCCACCAGCTCGTAACGAGAAAGAGGGGCCGCCTCCTTCGGGAGAGGAAAGAAGTGAGTGCGTCGCAGGCGACGCTCCAACTTCCAAACTTCCACGGAGGAGGGGGAAAGACCCAACGAGCTGGGAAGGAAAGCCCAGCGGGAGCGCATCTTGGCCTTCGCAAAGGCCTTCTCCCATGCAGGGCCTGCGGCCCTGCAGACAGCGGCCTGATGGACGTGGCCATCAAAATCCGCTGTACCACCACCACGCCGAAGATGGCGCACCTCTTTCCAACCCGAAGGAGACCTGAGGAAACAGGTGGAGTTGATCTCAGCAACGTTCTGAAAGCGACCAGTCTTAAGCTCGTTGATCATGGCCCACGAAGGGTAATCTGAGTTGAGAACGGGGCGGTCAGCGCTGATGAGACAATCATCACCGTTAATCAGTATTGAACCTGGATTGGTCCTGGTAGCCCATCGAGCGGCTACATAGGACTGAATGCACAGGAGAGGGAAGGAAAGGTAGGTGCCCATCATCTGACCATGAGTTACCCGACGACCACAAACGGTAGGGGTAAGGGACTCATGGGCAGCAAGGCGTATCTGCCCGGGTACAAAGGCGCAACGGGAAAGAAGGACGCTGAGAATGACGTCGGCGACAATCAAAGAAAGGTTGTCAGTCGCTCCTACCAAGTCAACGGAAGTCTGCCAGCTGGACTGACAGACAGAAGAAATCCGTGACGCAGTAGGGGGACCCACTAAAAGCCAAGACTTCTTGCCCAGATACGAATAAATCGTATTGTTGAGAGGGCCAAGATAATCGTACTTGAAAGTGGGCACGCCAAGGGGGCGAAGCTTTCCCGTGGAAGGAACTTCCTTGTACCGAAGCTCCCATCCGCCCGCGTTTGACAAAGGGCGGGTGCCGGATACGCAGGACTGGAACTCGAGGTAACTCGAGTGTGCCGACCAAAAGTGATCAGCGGGCGACAAGGAAACGTCAGCACGCGACGAACTTTTGGGAAAGAATTGATGGCACTCAGCCTTGTAATCCGAATCCCAGCCAAGCGGGAAAATCTTCGAAACCTCCTTCCTGGCGAAGGAGAGGTACTCCGAGGAAACGGATGGGGGAGAGTCGGTGCAAGCGCGGGCGAACCACGAGGCACGAACGGAAGCAGGACGGTGAAGGTCACAGACGGCAGATGGGAGGTTTCTCTTCAGGCTGCTCAAGGAGTGAGCAAGCTCCCATCGCTGTCTTCTCCCCAGGCGGGAGAGAACAGGAAAACCATCGTGATCCCAACCGGACTGTTTCCGGGGGAAAGGGAGAGGACCTCGGCGGGACCGAGGAGAGAGGAGGAAGAGGAGATGATTGCCAAGCTGAGAGGCACTTAGGTCCGGTAACTCGCCTTTCCCTAGGGAAAAGCGCAACCGAATAGTCCTAAGACCGCTCGCTATTGTCTCCTCAGTACGTCTGGCCAGGAGCCGGCACGTACAGCGAACTCCGGAACCACAGGTGGGTTTATCCGGAGAAACCGCAACGCTGACGAAAGGAAGCGTGGTCATGTGAATGAAAACTTGACCTTCCAATGCGCAGG